CTGCCCATTTCTGCCAAGACTGGTTCCGCATCTTACCGCGACGTAATTGACGCTGGTATTAACAAGTTTACTTCTCCGTTATATGGTGGCTCTGATGGCTTGGATATTACAGAGAAAGACCCCTTTAGAAACACTTTGTTGACCGCCGCAACTGCTACGACTAGCTATGCGTACAATTCAATCAAGGAAGCAGTTGATATCGTTCGTGACCCTGAGTTCGTTGAGTATAACTTAGTCTCTATTCCGGGTATTACGAATGAGCAGTTAACAAGTCATTTGATTGACACATGCGAACTACGAGCAGATGCTCTAGCTGTCATCGATCTTAAGGGCGATTTCGCCCCAGCACATGAGGGGACTTCAAAAACATATCCAAACTTGTCTACCACAATTTCAAATTTGAAAGATCGTGGAATTAACTCAAGTTATGGATGTGCTTTCTATCCGTTTGTTCAGATTAGAGACACTATCGCTGGTAATTTGGTATACATGCCATCATCCGTTGCAGCAATTGGTGCCATGTCTTACACCGACCGAGTTCGTGCCCCATGGTTCGCACCGGCCGGCTTTAACAGAGGCGGCTTATCTAGTGGAGTCGCCGGCCTGCCCGTGATTAATGTCACGCAGAAACTTACATCAAAAGATCGCGATGATTTATACGATGCCAATATTAATCCGATTGCGAGCTTCCCGAATGAAGGAATTGTGATCTTTGGCCAAAAGACGTTGCAAGTGACTAGGAGTGCCCTAGATAGAATTAATGTCCGAAGATTGTTGCTCTTTATTAAGAAGGGTATTTCAAATATCGCGGCCAATATTCTGTTTGAACCAAATGTTCGGTCCACATGGGCTAGGTTTATCGGTCAGGCAGAGCCTTTCTTAGCAGATGTCAAGGCGAGGTTTGGTTTGGATGATTATAAGCTGGTGCTAGACGAAACAACGACTACGCCAGACCTAATTGATCGCAATGTCTTGTATGCCAAGGTTTACCTGAAACCAACCAGAGCAATTGAATTTGTTGCGGTTGACTTTATCATTAGTAATACAGGCGCATCTTTTGAGGATTAAAACTATTTATAGAAGATTAGGAGAATTATAAATGGCCGTCAATAAAGCAACACCAATCCCACCGTGGGCATCAGTAAACATAGAGCCTAAAAGAGCTTTTAAGTTTATTTTAACACTTGGAGACATCCCAGCATGGGTCGTCAAAGATGCTAGTCGTCCGAGTCCAAGCTTTACCGGTGACGTAACCCATGACTTTTTAGGCCATCAATTTAAATACCCCGGCAAGGTTCAGTGGCAAGACGTTAGTGTTACTTTAGTAGAACCAATTGATCCGGATGTTTCCGGTCTTATGTTGGATTCTATTGTCAAGGCTGGCTATAATCTGCCTTCAACGTGGACTGCTGATAATGAGGGTTGGAGAAACACTCTTTCCAAAAAGGGCTTTGTTGACGGAAACTTGGGTGATATTGCGATTAAGGTTTTAGACTCGGATGGTAATGTTGTTGAGCGCTGGACCCTTCGTAATCCCTATATTAGCGCCCTGACCTATTCTAAACTAGACTATGCGCAGGCCGCCATCAACACTATTTCTATAACCTTTAAATATGATTATGCAGATTTGGCGATCTTTGAACAGAACCAAAACTCAACTGTCGCATAATTATATAGATGGGCGCTTCTGAAACAATAAATAAACGTAGTCGTATACGTCAACAAATTGCTAAACAGGAACAGGCTGCTGGTGTTGGTGACGCATACTTTAATGCGGTAAGAACTTCTCTTCAAAGTTCATTTAGATTTTTATTAAGAATTAATGGAATTCCCTTTGCCTTGGTTTCAGACGTTGATCGTCCCAATCCACAGTTTGGCGCCACAAAAGATTTTCAACTTTTAAACTGGAAATTTAAATACCCTGCAGGCACTGTCGCTTGGAACGATGTTAATTTTACAATTAGAGAAGTATTTGAAAATAGCGTTGTTGACTCTGTTGCTGGTATTGTTTTAAATAAATATAAGGCGATTGGCCATGATAATCCGATGCAGGTTGATTCAAATAATTTAAAAGATATGAGCAAATCTGCCTTAATGGCATCATTAGGAGATGTTATAATAGAGGTTATAAATCCCGAAGGTGACATATATGAGCAATGGAGACTTCACGGTGCTTTTATTAAAAGCATTTCTTTCTCTAAACTTTCCTATGGTTCGCCGGCCTTGGTGGGAACGACAATCGGCCTAAGTTATGACTGGGCTACATTAACGTACACCGATGATCGGGGCAGACAAAAAACTTATTAAAGAGGCATGAATGAAACAGTTTAATATGGATGACTCATCCGGAGCGCACGAGCTTAATGGAATGACTCATTATGTTACTTTGCCAACAAGGGGCGCACATTATTCTAAAGATCACCCACTTTTTGGTCAAGAAACAATTGAAATAAAAATGTTAACCACCAAAGAAGAGGATATTTTAACAAACACTTCTTATATAGAGAAAGAAGTCGTGTTGGATAAATTTTTAGAAAGCATTATTGTTAATAAAAATATCAAACACAGTATATTACACGATACAGATCAAATGGCAATATTGATAGCTTCAAGAGTTGAAGCATACGGTGAGGATTATCCTATTATCATTAATTGCCAAAAATGTACTGAAGAATATGACCATGATATTGATTTATCAAGTATGTTAAAAAATGAAATTGAAAGTGAATTGGAAACTACGGGCCACGGTACATCAATTGTGGAGTTACCTAAATCACAAGCGACTCTAGAATTTCGGAATCTCTTGCCGTTTGAAGCCCAATCGATTGAAAAGACAATTGAAAGAATGAAGAAAAACGGAATTAATACAAGTTTCGTTAATGAATTTTATCAACGTATTATACAAAGTATAGATGGCAATACAGATGGTGAGGTGATTGCCAGTTTTATTAAAAAAATGCCCATTAGAGACTCTAGAGTACTAAAGAAGGCATATGAAGGCTCTATTCCAAGAATAGATACCAATTTTCAGTCTACATGCAACGCTTGCGGACATGAAAATAAAGGAGGTTTGCCCATTCAGGCGAGCTTTTTTTTCCCTGAATTCTAATTATGTAAAGGGTGTATATGAAAATATGATGATATTTATTTGGAAAGCTGGTTGGACGTATAGAGATATATACAACATGCCGATAGGCAAAAGAAACTGGCTTTTTGACACTTTCGCTGAAATAAACGAGAAAGCGATGACGCCCCCGGAAGAGGAATAATAAATGGCCAAACAAACCAACGCCGAATTGGCTGCTGCAATTGCGGCCCAGCTCCCAGCCCTTGCCGGCCAGTATGCAGAACTAAAAACATTCCAAAAGGGAATGACCCTCCTGACCGCTGGCCTTAAAAGCAACGTGTCGGCAGTGGTTGGTGCTCTTGTAGAAACCCAAAAGGCGAGCGTTGAAGCTTCAAAGGTTTTGGGCGCAGGGTTCAACGCAGAGGTCCAAAGATCTTTAGAGCTTTTTAAAGAACTTTCAGGTGAAAAGGGACTTGGCATTAAGCTTGAAGACACCAAGCAGGCTGCTTTTGAAATAGGAAAAACTTTTAAAAACACGGCGTTTGAAACAAGAGATTCTATGGACACCATGTCAGCCGCGACAAGTAAATATGCCAATATAGTGAAAACATCAGACATGGCCGGCATGTTAAAAACTTTTGCCTTTCAAACGGGCATGGGCGCTAAAGGAGCTTCTAGCTTTGCAGAAAAAATGATTGGCTTATCAGATGCTATGCACAGGCCGCCAGAACAATTATTAAAATTATCATCTGAGCTTATTAATACAAATATTGCCTTTGGTTCAACTGATGACGCGGTTGGAAGACTAGCCTTAAGGACAGACAAATTTGCTCATTCTTTGGGTATTTCTGCCGAAAAGGTGAAAGGCTTGTTGGGTGGCATGATGACAATTGGTGACAGACAGCAAGCATCTGCACGTTTATCACAAATTGGGATGATGGTCTCGCAACAAACTGGACAAGATGTCGATGTTGATATTCAAGGATTGTTAAGTTCTGATCCCAATGTGCAACTAGGCGCGTTCAAAACTACTTTAAAGTCGCTTTCTAAGGCCTCGCGAAATTTATCGACTGACCAGAAGCGGTCACTTGCTTATACATTAGTACAATCAACGAAAGGGGGAGCGGCGATTGGGTACAAAGGCGTCCAAGCCGCCTTGTCCGACTACACAAAGATAGACAAAATAACAGACGACGCAAAAGCCCGACGCGACGTTGCCGACAAGGCTGCTGAGAGTCCGGGCGCATTCGGAGGATTTTTCAATAAACAGGGAGGTCTGGACGATGCACGGGTTAAGGAGTTCGCCACCATCGCCGCGAAAGCTGAAGAGACCTTTGCTGCGAAGAGGCTGGATTTTGTCACCAACAGCCTCAAAACTGCGACCAACTCAACAAAAAATCTTGTTGAGTTGGCTTTAATTGCCGACAAGAAGAGCTTGGAAATACTTAGTGCGACTTCTTCATTCGTAGGGAGTACTATACAGAACCTTTCAGACATAACACTCACTTTTATAACGGCCTTCACCGCTGCGGGCAGCGACACTGCAAAGCAGATAGCCGCTTTGACAAAACTACAAGAGGACATCGCAGATCTGCAAAGAACCACAGTAGCAAATGCAGCCGCCATCGCCCGCAGGGCGGTGAGACCGACCCCGGGCGGCACATCGACGCCATGATGCCCGGGCGGTAATTAATACTCCATAAAAAAATGTTGGAGATATTTATAGTATGACAATAACTTTAGGAAATACATTAAAGGGTCTTCTTGGTGGCGGCGGGCCTTTAACTGATCAATTGTTTGGTTCTGCTGGCAACGATCCGACTTTGAATAGCGCCTTGCCGGCAGAGGCAAATATAAGAGAAAAATTGTGGTTTTCCAATATCCGCATTAAATTTCCAACAACGGCAGGGTCCATGCCATATTTGAATAGCTTCGGTGGCCAGTCGCTTTCTTTTCCGGCGTACATATCAGCGTTTTCAGATACGTTTTCACCCTTTTTTAGTCAAGTGTCGGTATACGGAAGAACTGATTCAATACCGGTATATAGTAAAACTTCAAGAAGTATCTCTGTTTCGTTGGTAATTCCTTGTTTCGACGCCAACGATGCAAACGAAAATATGAAAAAGATAAATCAGTTTATTAAAAATCTTTATCCGTCTTATAAATCATTTAAGGGTGATTTAGTTTTATCTTCACCGCCCTTAGTTAGAGTTCGGTTTGCAAATTTGATTTTAAATCATGAGTTTGGAAACGGGCTGCTTGGATATATCAAAAGTTTTAGTTGGAATTTTACACCTTCTGATGGTTTTTATTTTGGCAAGGACAAGAATAATACCAGCAATTTATTTTTTAGGTCATATACTTTATCGTTTAGCTTTGACGTATTACACGAGTCTGTGATTGGTTTTAAAGACGGGGCCTTTAACTCTTCAAACCAGAATTATCCGTATAGAACGGCGACAGACATTCAAAATCCGATACAATCTGGAAAAATTCAGTCAAATCCAGCAATTTCCAAAGATGTCAACGAGGCAAAACTTTTAGGAGGAGGATAACCATGACAGTTTCCAGATACTCTACAACTTCAGAGCAAGTGTTGGTAGATAGTGATTATAAAAAGGTTTATTCAGAAAAGTTCAATAAAAATAAAAGACTTTTTTTGTCGAAATTGGCGACATTAAATATAAAATATCCAGAATTTTCCGACGTTTTAAATTTTGATTATGCTAGCCATGTTTGGTCTGCGGGGGATAGATATTATAAATTGTCTTTTCAACACTATGGAGATCCTCAATATTGGTGGGTTATTGCTTGGTTTAATAAGAAACCAACCGAGGGTCATGTTTCTGCCGGCGATATAATAAGGGTGCCAAAGCCAATTGGTGAAGTGTTATCGACTTTGGGGTACTAAATGAGTTCGATAGATTTTTACAGTCCATACGCAACAACGAAAGAAAAGGACCAGATGAAGCAGGCTATGCTGACACAGGTCTTACTTCCACAGATAAGTAATAATAGTAATAAAGACTTATTTGAGTTCTTTAAGGGCAAAAAGACAAATTTGCTTGATAAAAAATTTCTTAACGATAGTAGCAAAATAGTTTCTTTAAATTCTGCATATGGATGTGATCTTGAGACACAGTTGAGGTTTATGTGGTCCAAAGACAGGGTAAAACACATAGAATTTATGCAGTCCATAAGGCCAGAACAGCTTGCTGTGTTGGTCCCATATGCTAGATTTTATGTATCAGATAACGCTGTTAATGCCCCTAACGCTGTTTTAAAAAATGCTCTTCCAGTAGCGTTTGATAAAAGTTTTGATACAAATTATTTTAAAAGCAATCTTAATAACATTTCAAGAGGCGAGGCTGCGGGTATCAAGTCGATTCGTGTCAATAAAGCTTATAACGTTACAGCAGATTATGATCCAATAACCTTGAATGCCAGTTTTTTCTTTTCCTCTTACGATGTTTTAATGAATAAACCGGCAATTGATCGAGAGTATCTATTTGGTTTTAGTTATGGCGGCAACCGTGCAGGCGCAGCCACAAGACGTTGGAATTTTAATAATTTTTCTCTAGAAGAAGTAAAAAATATTTCGTATAAAGAATTGCTGACCATATCTGGTACTGGTAAGTTCAAATTGTTTTTAGAGTATGGCTGGAGCGTTCCGACGAATGTTTCGTCAGAATTGATCAGTCCAAGCGAAAAGGCACTAATTGAGAAATTTGAAAAGGTTTTTTATGCTATCTCGCCGGTAACACATAATATCGGCTTTAATGAAGATGGTAGTTTTTCACTCGATGTTGAATATGTACCAGTCCCTATCCGCACCCTAACAGAGACAAACGACTTTAAAGCTTCTTTCTTTTCTGATAGTGGGCTTTTTAATATGTTGAAAGACGATTTGAGAGTAGATCATGCGGGTTTAATAAAGGAAATAGAGGAAAAACAAACAAAGATTAAAAATATAAAGGCCATTTTGAAAGCCGGCGACAAGGATCCCCAAGTAAAAACACAATTAAATAAAAGCATAAAAAGGTTAGAGGCGGAAATAAAGGGGAAAGCCCCGGGACCAGTTTACACAAAAGCAATTATACAAGCATTAAACAAGAATAAAAAATATACTTTAAGTTATTCTATTGGTCATGAAGAGGGCATCCTCAAGTCGCCCACACCAGAGGTAACAGTTGCTAATTATACAACCCGAGTTTATGTTAAAATTGACAAAATCAAGGAAGGAAAACCAGTAAATTCAGCAAAGTTCCAAAAGGAATATACCCTTCCATCGTTTATGACAAAGATAGAGAACTATGGCGCCGAAAAAAAGACCCGGGCCGTCCAATTCGCAGTCGCATTCGCAGTCGATGATGCGCTTGAAGCCGCGTTAATAAAGGAGAAAGTACCCAAATTCTTAGAAAATGGTAAAATGGTGTCACACATATTAAAAAATGTGTTGCCTGAGACTATCCCTTCTATTAAGGACACCAAGATGGCAAACCCCGGTCTGCCCCAAAGTCAAATCGCCGGGTGGGCAGCAACGAAGAAAGACATATATGCTACACAAATAAATTTCGTTTTTCTCAAGGACTTTTTGGATTTGATGTATCGGTTTGTAGATGGTCAGAACGGAATGCAGTTGCCGGTTTGTATTTTGGGCAACATCGCAGCACCGCTGCCAAATGGCTATAAATATTGGTGTAATATAGGAGACATTCCCATAGAAATAAACAGGCTCACCGCCATATTATCAAACTTTTTCAATAAAAGACCAATGGCTTCTTTGAACGATTTATTACACTATATTCTTCAAACTGCTGTTCCAGATATCATGACCAATCCCGAAACAAGATCGGGGCTGCCTACAATATCTTTTCCGTATTTTAATTTTCAAACAATCAAGTGGCTGTCTGATTCTAAAATAAAACCAACTTTATTAAATCAGTTGTTGCGGGGTGAAGAGAAAGCACTTATTTCATTATCAGAAAAGTACTTTAACGATTCAGCATTCGGTGCAGGTTTGGGCTGTATTTTTGTTGGCCAAACTTCAAGTTTACAGCATGAGAACTCAAATGTCTTCATATCTAAAAGAATAGAAGCCTTTTCACAGAATTTTTTCAATAATGAGAAAAAAATAATAGATGCCGGCATCGGCAAGCTGGTCATCGGCGCATCTGATGGCCTGTTAATCTCTATGAATTTTGGGTCGAATACTGACGCGTCTTTGAAAAACTTGAATTATGAATTTTCCAAGACTCGGGGTGGAGGCTCTGCTCAAATTATATCGGCCAATTTTCAATATACTATGAACGCCACTCTGTTTGGAAATAGAATTTATGAATTTAGTAATTTAGTTTTTGTTCCAAGCTATTCTCTTGGTAAAATGAATCCGTCTGTATCCGAGGGAAGTTTGGATCAACTTAAGACAGACGATTTTGAGATTGCCGGCCTGTATGCAGTTGCTAGTGTTACTGACAATCTGGATTTAACAACAAACACATATCGTAAAACAATTACCGGAAACACCGTCTTAAGAGAGTCTAGGTTAATAATAAATCAACTTAAATACGGCGGCCCCTATAGGCGCTCGCCCGACGCCAAGATGCGGTTCCCCGCCTTAGCCAATACATCTTTATCTGTTTATGTGTTAGACAACGCAGATGAAATTGATATACTTAAGCCGCGACAGAAGGATCTCGCGATCCCGAAGGCCGGCCCACATGACGTTGAATTGCCCCCTCCGGAACAAGTGGTAAAAGAACACAAAGAAGCACTCCAGCCCGGATCGGAAAAGGTGCAAAAGGCAGTAAAGGCGGCCGGAAAAGATCTGGATAGTTTATCGAAAGAACTGGCTGCGGGCAAATATGGAAAAAAGAAGACGAAAGCAGAGTTGGCTGAATGGAAGAAGAGCCGTGCCACGAGCGACACCGACACGATCGCTGACCAATACCAGAAGTGTAAAGATGCGGGCCAGTGCCATTGAAATGAAAGTGGGGGATTCAAATTAGCTAATTATCATTATGAAAGAAATTAATATCAAAGAATTGTTGGCAGAGTTTGAAGACTATTCACCGAATCTCGGTGTTACTTCTTCTGATGTTACTTCTAAAAACGCTGGACATCGCCACGAATATATAATTGATGAAAACGGCAACAGCGAAGCTTACTTGGCTGTCCATCCCAACAATCCAAAAATAAAACATAAACATATAATTAAAAATTATATTGTTTTAGAAGCACAAAGCAGTTGTTACCCAAGTTGTAAATCACAATACGGCAACGACGGCGTTGGCCCACATGGCCACGTTATCAAAAAAGAGGTTGTAATAGAGAACTCAGTAAATTTTGCCTCTACATCCGAGGTCTACAAGAGTAGGGAAAAATATAAAAAGCAGGTAAATAAAAACAATTTGCCGATCGGAGAACAAACCAGCAACGGCAAAGTGCTGAACAATCAATTGGACCTGTGGTATAAAAGGCCGCGTTATGGAAAATATAACCAGAGGCTAAATTTAATAAAATTAAAATTGAATGAAACTAAATTTAAGGCCATTGGCGAATCAGATTTTTCTATGTTGGATTTTGCTGCTGACGCTGTGAATGGGTTTTTAGAACAATATAATGTAGAAAGAGAAGAACATCCGCAAAGTATTTTAAACAACCTGCAAGCCGTCAAGGCCTATACTCCAGAAGCAGATTATGATTTATATTTTTTCGCTATATATGTTAAGTTTTTTAATGATGTGCTGGATGGAATTAAAAAAACAAATAAGATTAAAAATATTGATGATTTTATTAAACTTTTTTATTCGTGGGCGTCTTCAAACAGCTTTCCAATAACAGAAACTGGCTTTTATGAAAGCAGATCAGTTAACATATACAATACCGGCTTGGCTTTCGATTTTATACAGATAAACTCAGAGGATGATAAAAAAAGAATTTTAAACGATGTTCGCTTCCCTGTATTAAATTATGTCGCAAAGGTAAATGGATTGCGAATTGATCCAAACTATCCGGGGCGCCTAATAGTCGATATATACTCCAAGCCACTCTTGCAGCGCTATGCTTCGAACTATTTTTTTGGCGATTACAGGGATATACCAAAGAGAATCTTGAAAAAATATTTCATAGAAGTGGATTATCAAGAGTCTAGTGAGAATAAAATTTCATCATTTTTTAAAAATATCTCAGACGTATATGATAGATTTGTCTTTAAATATCCAAATTATGCGACACATCAATCTAATGAGAATTTTTTAGCAAATAAAGAAAAGTTTCAAACGAGTCGAATAAAGAGAAAAAACACTTCTCATGAAACTTTTTTTAATACGATGGAAGGTGCATCAGATGGTTCTGATGTTGCTATGTTTCTATCGAAAAGGGCTATGAGAGAATATGTTAGGTTTAGGCTGCTGGAAACTGATGTAAGGTTCAACAAGGGGCAGATAAATAAAATAATAGAGACCATGTTTGTTCTTAATACTATTTCAAATAAGTTGGATTATGTAGAAATGCAGCCTTATGAAATTATAAGACATATCTCAAGTCAGGCCGTTAATTACTTAGAATCCCTTGCCGGCCCATCTTCCGTTCGAAGTGAATTAAAAGATAAGACAAAAAAGAAACACTTTGTTTATCTTTGGGATCGTACCACATAAAAAATGTTTTGACAAAGTGGCGTAAAACTGGTATTATAGGCTATATCTGTTTGGCGGCAGAATATATAAAAAATAAAAGAAGGTATTATAATGGAGTTTCAAAAAGTGATTGGCATCATTGGCCAAGGATTTGTTGGCACGGCCTTGAAACAAGGTTTTGAAAAAGATTTCGCAGTAGAGACATATGATAAATACATTACCGATCGCTCAACCTGCACCAGTTTACAGGAACTGTGCCAAAAAACAAAAATTGTTTTTGTGTGCTTGCCGACGCCCATGAACATGGATGGATCTTGTAATTTGTCAATTGTGGGAGACACCATAAAACAAATTGATGAATGTTGTCGGGGCAATATTATAGTTATTAAATCAACGATACCTCCCGGCACAACACGAGCCTTTAATGCGTCTTGTGAGAGCAGCGACGTGGTTTTTAATCCAGAATTTTTAACTGAAAATAACGCGATACAAGATTTCTTAAATGCGAACAGGATTATTCTTGGAGGGGCAAAAAAGGCAACCACGACAGTAAAGAAAATTTATATGAAAGTGTTTCCTTCTACCCCTATCATCGAAACAGATCCAACAACAGCAGAAATGGTTAAATACATTACTAACACTTTTTTGGCAACCAAGGTGGCATATGCGAATGAGTTGTATCAAATTTGTTCTAAGTTGGATGTCGATTATAAGAAAGCAATTGAGCTTTCTAGGTACGATGAGCGGTTGGGACATACCCATTGGGCGGTCCCGGGCCATGATGGCCACTACGGATTTGGAGGTAGTTGTTTCCCCAAGGATCTGAATTGTTTAGTCCACATTGCTAAATTGGCAGGCGCCGACCCGATGGTGCTATCCGCCGCGTGGAAAAAGAATTTAGAAGTTCGCCCGGAGAGAGATTGGGAAAATTTAAAAGGTCGAGCAGTGACAAAAGCAAAATGATTTTTTCAAAAATAGATAATAAAAATAAGTGCAAAAGCATTTTTGCTGGTGGAGAAACATATGATGAATATGCCCCCAATATGCTTTATACATGGGCATATCAGCCCGATTTGCCAGATCATGCCAAATATTTGAAGCTTTATGTTGCTGCCGGCAAATATGAAGATTATATTTTTGAAAAAAATAAAATAAAGTTTGGTTCCTTACAATCTAATATTAAAAATGTTTTAAAGTCTTATTCAATCTGTGGTTATGATCCAAGAGAATATTGTTTAGATGAGATGGTTGATTCGGATGTTATAGGGGAATATTTTAACATCATGAATGAGACTATGCAAAATATTTTAGATAATGTACCAGAACCAGAAAACTATGAGCAACTGTCTAAGATAGAAAAAATTACAGCAGATATCGCGTCTCGTCAACTAAATCTTAATTTAAGCAAGATATACGATAAACAAAGCGATAATAGAGTTAAAAAGCTAATAAGAAGATATAGCAAAGACACCGCCTATGTCAACTATAATATGTTTGGGACTATAACTGGTAGATTAAGCACCTTTCCGTCCTCTTTCCCCATCTTGACTCTGAATAAAGAATACAGAAGGATTTTAGAGCCGACTAACGATTTGTTTTTAGAGTTTGATTATAATGCTTTTGAACTTCGGGTACTACTAGCCCTATCTGGCAAGAAACAGCCCGACGACGACATGCACGATTGGAACATTCATAATGTTTTCAAGGATACAATAACAAGAGATGAGGCGAAGAAGAGAATATTTGCTTGGTTATATAATCCGGATTCAAATGATTCTTCGTTAGATCGATATTATGAAAAAAATAAAATTTTAAAAGAAAATTATGATGGGCAGCACGTTGAAACAATTTTCAAAAGAAAGATTGAATCTGATAATTTTCACGCTCTCAATTATTTGATTCAAAGCACGGCATCAGATTTGTTCTTGGAGCAGGTATATAAAGTTTTTAAATTATTGAAAAATAAAAAGAGTTATGTTGCCATGCTTATTCACGATAGCATGATAATTGATTTTTCAAAAGAAGATTGTGAATTGTTGGAAGAGATTAAAAAATTGTTTATGAATACGCGTTTTGGTGAGTTTAAGGCTGGTGTCAAAATTGGTCATAATTTATTAGATTTGAGGTCGTCATGGAAATAATAGGCTTGGGAAAGGCTGGTAATAAAATATGCAAACTTTTTTCAGAAAAAGGAAAAAGGTCTTTTGCCATCGACACAAATGCAGAAGCAGACGTTGTTCTTCCGGCTGCTAAAAACATGGAAGAGGCGGAAACAAACGTTCCCAATCTAGATTTTTTTAAACAACAACTTAGAAGTGATGAGCTTTTATTCATAATGGCCGGCGGGGGCGTTATAAGTGGCTCCGCTCTGGCGGTATTGGAACAGTTTAAAGAAAAAAAGATTAGTGTGCTTTATATTCAGCCAGATGGCTCATTTTTAAACGCTATAAGTAAAAAAAGGGAACGGGTCGTAAGAAACATCCTACAAGAGTTCGCCCGGTCTGGCCTTTTAGAAAAAATATATCTTATATCCAATAAAGATCTGGCCAGTATTATTCCTGATATTTCAATTGGAACCTACTTTTCTAAAATTAATGAGAAAATCGTCAATATGTGGGAACTATATCAGTACTATAAGAATGTTAGCCCAATTATGGGAAATATAGAACAACCCTCTGAAATTGATAGGATTGTTTCATTTGGTTTCTACAATCTAAATGACGAAAAAGAGGGTGAGTTTTTTAAATTAGATAATATCAGGGAAAAACACTTTTATTTTGCGCTTAGTAAGACCACTTTACAAGACACGGGAAAGGTGTTACAATCAGTTATCGAAAAGTTAGAAAGGGCAAAAGACACAGAGACAGTCGAAATATCGCACGCATTCTTTGATTCGGGATATGAGGTTGACAACGTGTACGTTTTGTACTATACTAACCATATACAAAGCTAGCGAGGCAGGAAAATCACCTGTCTTATAACAAGGAGAAAATAAACATGGCTATTGATTTTAGTAAGATGAAGAAGAAGCTTCACGCTTCAGAGGGAAAGGGCGGCAATGGAGCAAATTTGTTCTGGAAGCCACAGGACGGCGAACAAGTTATTCGTATTGTTCCAGATCCAGACGGCGATCCTTTCCACGAGTATTGGTTCCATTATAATTTGGGCGAAAACAACGGATTCCTATCACCAAAGAAGAATTTTGGCGAAGAGGATGCTCTAAACACATTCGTTCGTGGTCTTTGGGAAGATGGTTCTGAAGAGTGCCGAGAGCAGGCAAAGAAGCTGATGGCAAAGCAGCGTTTCTTTTCCCCGGTAATTGTTCGTGGTGAAGAGGAGAAGGGCGTTCGCCTTTGGGGATACAGCAAGACTGTTTATCAGAAGCTTCTTAACTTGGTGTTGAATCCTGAGTATGGCGATATTACTGACCCAACAACGGGCACCGACCTTACTCTTAAGTACGGAAAGGCACCGGGCGCGATGTTCCCATCAACGGATATTTTTCCAATGCGTCGCCCATCGCCGCTTCATACCGATAAAGAGGTCGCGAAGGGGATGATCGAGACGGAAATCGATTATGACGGCGTATTCACGCGAAAGACTCCAGAGGAGGTCAAGCAGATGCTCGATGAGTATTTGGCCGATGGCGAGTCAAACGGCAGCGCTGGCACTCAGCGTTATGCAAAAAAGAGTGAAGATCAGGTAGATAAAGCTTTTAGCTCTCTTCTATCTGCTTAGTGCAACGGGGGGGACTTCGGTCCCCCCCACTTTTTATCTGGAGAAATATGAAAAAGAAAGTTTCCGGCAAATTGTCAATTGCCGATATGAAAAAATTAATTAATAAAAAGGCCGGCATAAATGTGGCCTTTTCTTTAAAAGACGATAACCCAACTCAAGTGGAACAGTTTATTCCAACAGGCTCTAAGTGGCTTGATGGAATTATTAAACGTGGAGAGTGGGGAGGAATCCCAGTTGGGAAAGTAAGCGAGATCGCTGGCTTAGAAGCAACTGGTAAGTCCTATATGGCCGCACAAGTCGCAGGGAATGCACAAAAGTTAGGAATCGATGTAATCTATTTCGACTCAGAGAGCGCAATTGACCCAGAATTTTTAGCTAATGCTGGTTGCGATGTGGAGAAGCTGCTTTATGTTCAGGCCAGTTCTGTAGAGTTTGTTTTAGAAACAATTGAGAGTTTATTGGCAAACAACGAAGGCCAGATGCTTTTTATCTGGGATTCGATGGCTTTAACACCATCTATTAGTGATATTGAATCAGACTTTAACCCCTTATCAACGAT